TCAAATCCTGTCGCCCCGACTTGCGTCGAGAAATGGCCCTTCGGTGAAAACATCGAAGGGCTTTCTCTTTGTCGTTACTAGACTTACGTCACTCAATGACCGTTTCAATAAAATACAAGTCAAAATCTGGCGACGGAGGTCTGTATCAGAAACTTTCCACCGTGCCCCGACATTTTGAGCAAAATCGAACGTTTCTAGGACGCGTTTGCGGAACTCTTCGCTCGGAGGAGCGGCCTCGGCGAGACGGTCGCGGAGTTGGTCGGTTTCGAGTTTCAATTCTGTGGATTTGGCGGTGAAGGTGGATTTATCGATGCTGCCGACGAGATAGCCGTCGAGGAGGCGTTGCTGGATTTGGGTGATTTCGGTTTGGCGTTTGCGGAGGGTACGGTTGATTTCTTCCTGCAGGCGGACGTTGTTGTCGCATGCCAGGGCGAGGCTTTGGCGGAGCCAGTTGCGACGCTCGTCGTCGGGGATGCGTAGGGTGGCGAGTTCGGTGGTGATGGCTTCTTCGAGTTGGTCTTGCCGCCAGCGGACGACGGGGTGGTCAGCGGTGGGTTCGAGGTTGCCGCAGCGGTAGTAGATGTATTCGTGGACTTTTCCAGATTTCATTTTTCGGCGGATGCGTTCGCTGGTGATTCCGAAGCCGCAGTGTTCGCAGGTGAACATGCCGCCGGCGAGGTAGTGGTTGGTGTTGCGGCCTCCCCCCCGGCGGTTCTTGCCGTGGAGGAGGTCTCGGCATTCTTCGAAGGTTTTCATGTCGATGATGGGTTTGTGTTTGCCGGGGTAGGATTGGCCGCGAAAGGTGACCATGCCGATGTAGAAGCGGTTGTTCAATATGTAGGAGAGAGCGGTGCGGTGGAAGCGGGGGTAGCTGGGTTGGTAGACGTAGCCTTCGCATTCCATTTTGTCGGCGATGTCGCGGAAGGTGTAAGTGCCGGTGGCGTAGAGTTCGAAGATTCGTTGGACGGCGGTGGCGTTGACGTCGTGGGGTTGGATAGGTTCTTCTTTGTTGCTGACGTTGAGATAGCCGTAGGGGGCGGAGCCGGGGGCCCAGCCTTGGCGGACTTTTTCTTCGATGCCTTTCAATACTTCGGTGCGGAGGTTGTCGGAATAATACTGGGCGACCGCAGCCATGACATTGAAGGAGAGAGCACCGGCGGCTCCGGGGCCGAATTGGTTTTCGACGAAGGAGAGTTTGATGCCGCAGGTGTCTTCGAGTTCCTGCAATCGCACAGCGTCGCGCATATTGCGGCAGGTGCGGTCGAGCTTGTGGGCAAGGATGTAATTGAGTTTGAGCTTGCGGGCGTTGGCTTTCACCCATTTGAGCATTTCGTTGAAGACGGTGCGTTCTGCACCGCGTTTGGCGGATTCGGCGACGACGAATTCGCGGGCGATGGCCCAGCCTTCGCGGTTGGCTTTTTCGCGGGTCACACGAAGTTGTGCGTCGATGGAATAACCCTCGCGTTGCTCTCTTGAAGAAACTCGTGCCCAAATCACACAGTTCTGCATTTCATTTCCTTTCTTTGTTCCGACTCAATGTATCGACGAGGTTCTTGAGGTTCATTAGGATCTCGACAGCCTCGTGGTCGGCGAGAGTCTCGTCGTAGTATGGCGACCAGACGCGGATCGTTTCGGCGACGGCTTCGTTGGTGATCCAGGCGGCGCTGGGGAGGTTTCGGGCAGCCGTGGCGGTCGTTCGATCCGGAGTACATGGTTGATCGTTTCTGGCTTGAAATCCAGTCGTTTCCGATGCATTTCTCATCATTATTCCTCCTCCGTCTTTGTATGGTTTGGTGTATAGTTTGGGTCGATCCAGATTTTCAGGCCGGTGTCTTCGAATGTTTTTCTGATACGCCAGACGGCGTGATCCACGGTGGCGCGGCAGCAGTTCAGACGTTGAGCGATGTCCGTTGTGGTGTGGCCCTGCGCGAGGTGTTGGCAGATGACGCGATCCTGTTCAGAGAGTTGCGTCATGGCGTTTTTCAAATCCAAGCGCAGGTCTGCAGTGGCATCGGTGGTTGATTCGCGGACTTGGGTTTGCATGCGTTCGATGCGTCGTTGGTGGCGACGATTGGCGCGGCGGTGGACTTTGATTTGGTTGTCGATCACGGCCGTCATTGCGGTGGTTTCGCTGGCTCCGTTGGAGATGGCGGGGTCGTAACGAAACTCCATCAGAAGCGGCACGATTTGCTGTTGCAGGTCATCGTGTTCGTCGGCGCGGATGCGGTAATACCGGACGCGGCGAGCGATCAATTCCAGGACTTCGGGCGGGACCATTCCGGCATAATTGTTTGCGAACATGGCGAGCCTTTCACGAAAGGAAAGTGGTGCTTCCGAGGCGTTCTCGGACGCGTTTCGCCATGTTCCAAAATTTACAGGATCATATATATAGGCTGAGGCATTGTCTGAAAAACTGTAATGTGACACATATGCGCCACATTACAGTTTTTCAGACCATGTCTCAGACCATATGTGACACATATGTGTTTACTAGATCACATCCAAATGATCTAGCAAATTTACCCCTTGGTGGCAAATAAGAGGTGTACGCAACGCATCCTGACGTACCGATGCAGGTCCGCTTTATGCGTGAATCGGAGTACCGATAAATGTCCGTCACCTCATTCACTCTTCAGATGCCACGCAATCGGTTGCAGCAGACTTTTGACGAGATCGAAAGTGTCCGTCGGTCGGCGAGCCAGCGTCATCTGTGTTTGTTGGAAGTATGGAAACGGCCCGGTCATACCGCTGCGGAGATCGCGACGTTGACGGGGTTGGCGAGGTATGTTCCGTCGCGGCGGTTGCCGGAGTTGAGGCAGTCGGGGCAGATCAAGTGTGGCCCCGAACGAGAGTGTGCGGTCACGGGTAATCCGAGCATGACATGGTTTCCGTGTGTGGAGAACAATTGATGAGCCGTTGTGAGTTATCTCAGGAAATGATCGATTACGTCACGGAGTGTACTTTGATCCGGGCCAGGCAGGCGGTTCGGCGAGTACGCAATCTTGGGGACGTGAAGGATGTTCAGCAGGATTTGTTGCTGGATATTTTGCAGCGACTGCCGAATTTTGATGGCGAGCGGGCAGATATCAAGACGTTCATCAGTCGCCTGGTTGATAACAAGGTTGCCAGCATGATCGACACGTTTCGACGTGCTCGGCGGAGAGGGGAAGGGGTTGGGCCGTCGGTGGATGACTGGGTGCTCGATGAGGATGGCGAATGGATACGGCGGGATGGGGTGATGGACGCGGAGTTGCTTCGTGCTCATCGAGGAGTGGATTCACGGAGCGCCGAGGAGACGGTGAATCTCAAGGCGGATGTTGCGGCGGTGATGGCGAAGCTGCCTGAGGAGTTGCGGGAGTTGTGTGTGCAGTTACAGACGCATGGGCCTTGGGAGCTGATTCAGGGGGGGAAGGCCAGTGCGGTTCTTTACAAGCAGATGGCGGAGATTCGAGAGGCGTTCCGCGAAGCACAACTTGACCTGTATCAGTGAATTTTGAATTTCGACAAAACGTTTCGGAGATCGAACATGGAACTGGATATTGATTTGGGCATTCTGGGAGTCGAGTCGGCTGAGGAGTATCACGCTCAGGCTGCTCGGAATCTCAGTAGTCATCAGTTGCTGGATTTTATGAAGTGCCCGTGGTTGCATCGGAAGAAGGCGATTGGGTTGATCGGGAATAGTGACTCGGTTAGCTACTTTGTTGGGAGAGCGGCACATGTGCGGATTCTGGAGGGGCGGGAGAACTATATACAGGCGTATGCTTTGGGGGGACCGATCAATCCGAAAACCAACAAACATTATGGTGCGAATACCAACGCATTTAGGGAGTGGGCAGAGGAACAAGGGAAGCCGGTATTGTCGCAGGATCAGGTGGATTTGATTGAGCAGATGGCGGCGGGGGTGGCGATGAATGATGAGGCCACGGACCTGTTACTTTATGGACGGAGTGAGGGGGTCGTGCGGGTGAAGTATTGCGGGACGCCGTGCCAGATTCGGATTGATTGGCTGCATCCTCATCGTGGCATCGTGGACTTCAAGACCTGTGATGATCTCACTTGGTTTGAAGCGGATGCGAAGCGATATGGGTATGCAAAGCAGATGGCGTTTTATCAAGCGGTTTTGGCACAAGCGCTCGGCGGTGTGATGGTGCCGGTGCATCTCGTCGCTATCGAAAAGAAAGAACCGTTTCGCTGTGGTGTGTGGCGTGTCACGGACGACACGCTCGCCATCGCCCGGCAGGAAAACGAAGCGGCGATTCGTCGGTTTCTGAAGTGCCGCGAAACGGATGAATGGAAAACGGGTTACGAAGAAATCCGCATGTTGAACGTTGCATAACGCTTCTCTCTTCCCTTCCCCTCGCCCGCGCCCGTGCTCAGGCTGAGTTTCTTCGCCGCACGGGCGCGTTTGGCAGGCCCTGGTTGGGTAGCCGGAACCAATACTCCGGATTGCAGGTTCGATTCCTGTGACTGCCTTTGATTGAAACGTGTTTTACAGGAGATAGCTCGATGACGCTTCAAAACATTCATCGCGGGAGAAAGCATTTGCCGCCACGGTTGCTGGTTTACGGCACGGAAGGGATCGGGAAGACCACGCTCGCTGCTGCCGCGCCGTCGCCGATTTTTATTCCGACTGAGGATGGGCTGGACCAAATCGACTGTGCAAGTTTTCCGTTGGCGAAGAATCTCGCTGATGTCGAAACCGCACTACGCACTCTCATTCACGAGAAGCACGAATTCGAGACGGTTGTGATTGACTCGGCGGATTGGGCTGAGCGGTTGGTGTGGGACGCGCTGTGTGAACAGTACGGTGTGACGAGCATTGAGAAGGTCGATGGCGGCTACGCTCGTGGCTACACGCATGCTCTCACGCATTGGCGGCGACTGTTGGCAGATCTGAATACGCTCCGCATCCAGCGTGGCATGTGCGTGATCCTTCTTGCACACGCCAAAGTCGAAAAGTTCGAAGATCCGGAGCACAGCCCCTACGACCGCTACTCACCGCGACTCCACAAACACGTCACGGCATTGTTGAGTGAGTGGAGCGATGCGGTGCTGTTTGCGACGCGGAAGATCATCACGAAAACAGAGAGTGGCGGCTTTGGTCGCAATCGCACAACCGCTGCTGGTTTAGGGACAGACGGCGGGGAGCGAATCCTTCGTACCGTCGGTAGTCCCGCGTGTGTCGCCAAGAATCGTTACAGCTTGCCGTCGGAATTGCCACTGTCGTGGTCGGCGTTGATGCAGGCGATGAATCAGGAATCGAGTGCGCCGCTACGTCTGGCAGGCGCTGAAACCACTTCAAATACAGGAGAAACGAAGCATGGCTAATCTGAATTTCAATGCACACGAAGTCGAACCGGCGACTGAATTTGAGCCGTTGCCGGCGGGTAAGTATTTGGCGGCGATCACGGAGTCGGAAATGAAGCCGACGAAAAGTGGTGGTGGCAGCTACCTGGAACTTACGTTTCAGATTCTCGATGGGCCGTGTAAAGGTCGCAACGTTTGGGCGCGATTGAATTTGCAAAATCCAAGCCACACGGCGGTACAGATTGCGCGTGGTGAACTTTCGGCGCTTTGTCGGGCGGTCGGTGTGATGACACTGCGAGATAGTGTCGAATTGCACAATTTGCCGCTGGTGATCAGCGTCAAGCAAAAGAAGCGTGAAGACAACGGGGAACTCACGAACGAGATCAAGGGTTACGAACCGAAGACCGCTGCGCCGGCTGTTGGTCAACCGCAGCAGGCACCGGTGACGAGCAACACGCCGCCGTGGAAGCGATGAGGATTTTTTGTACGGAGCACTTCTCTCGCCTCCCGTCGGCGCGTTCTGTGCCGGCGGGAGGAGGGGGGGGCTTACTTGAGGACACGTTCTATGTTGACGGCTTCGTTACCTTTTCCCCCGAGCGTCAATCGCCTTTGGCGTAAGTGGCGAGGACGCATGGTGCTCAGCCCCGAGGGGCGAAACTACCGCACGGCGGTTTGTGCGAGATTGGCGGGCAATGGGCCGCGTAAGCCGCCGTCGGGTGGGCGGATAGCGCTGTGCATGGATGCGTTCCCTCCCGATTTCAGACGTCGCGATCTTGATAATTTAAACAAGAGTGTCGCTGATGCGCTCCAGGACGCGGCAGTTTATGAGGACGATTCGCTCATTGATTTGCTGCTGACAAGACGACGCGAGGTCGTGGCGGGTGGGCGTATCGACGTGCGAGTTGATGAGCTTCCTTTAACAACGTGTCCGCTGTGCGGTTCTTTCATATCGAACAACTGAGATGCATATGAAAAAACAACCATTGAAAATTCTCTCTCTTGGCGCGGGTGTGCAGAGCACGGCGGTGCTGCTCATGAGTTGCCGGGGGATTCTGCCGAAGCTGGATGCGGCGATATTCGCCGACACACAGTGGGAGGCTCCGGCGGTCTACGAGCACTTGTCGTGGCTGGAAAACGAAGCGGCCAAGGCTGGAATTCCTGTGCATCGTGTGACTGCCGGAAGTCTGCGGAAGCATACGCTCGAAGGTTTTGTTCGGGGGAGTAAAAACGAAGGACGGCGATATGCGAGCATGCCGATGCATGTGCTTTCACCGGAAGGTGTGAGAGGCATTCTGCGGCGGCAATGCACAAGCGAGTTCAAGATAGGTCCGGTCGAGCGATTCATCCGCCGCGAATTGCTCGGTCTTGCAAAGGGACAAAAGGCTCCGAAGGACTGCGTGGAGCAGTGGTTCGGGATCAGTGCTGACGAATTGCGTCGAGTGCATGTCAGCAAGGCTCACTGGAAAACTCATGCTTATCCGCTTGTTGGGCTGATCGTCAAAGACCTCAATCGTTCCTACACCCGTGCCATGTGCATCGACTGGCTGGAGGAGCACTATCCCGGCCGTCACGTTCCACGATCAGCCTGTATTGGCTGCCCGTACCACAGCGATGACGAATGGTGGCAGATCAAAGGCGATCCCGATCTTTGGGCGGACGTCGTGGAAGTTGACGAAGCGATCCGGCATGCGGAAGGGATGAACGGGCAGGTCTTTCTTCATCGTTCGTGCCGCCCACTCAGGGAAGTGGACCTTCGAACGCCGGAAGAAAAAGGCCAGAGCGTTATGCCGTTCGCTCGGAAATGCCACGGCAGGAATGCCTCGGCAAAACGTAAACGGCAGCCAGATCGACGTCACCCGCCGGCGAGAAATCATCGCAGGCGGACGTATCAACGCGCGAGTTGAACTTGTGTGCCCGCTGTGCGGGCGCGGATTACTGGAGAACGACTAACGATGCCAAATACCCGGACCATGCTCGCGTTTGCTGACGTTCACATCCCGCATCACAACCCACGGGCGCTGGAGGTATTTTGTCGTGCGGCAAAGCGCATCAAGCCGGACCTGATCGTCTGCCTGGGCGATCTGCTTGATTGCGGACATTTTTCAACGCATCCGCCGACGTTTGGGATGCCAGAGTCTGATTACCTCGGCGATCTGCGACAGGCCAAGGCGCTGCTTGATCGGTTGCAGAAAGTTTGCGATCGGCTGGTGATGGTCGAGGGCAACCATGAATATCGCATCGACCGCTGGGCGGCGGCGACGGCGCAGGGACGCGGCACCTACTCGATGCTGGCTCCTCGTGTGCAACTGATGGATCACCGCCGCAATTGCAAGTACATCCCCTACGGAACTGTGTCCGGTGCGTACCCGCACTACGCGGTCAACTCCAGAATTGTGGCGGTTCACGGATGGTCCTGTGCCCGCCACGCAACCAAGCAGCATCTGGATATCAGCCAAGGGAAGAGCATCATCCACGGTCACACGCATCGCGCCGACGCCTGCATTGTTCAGGGCATCTGGTCGTCGGCCTCCGGCGGCGTGATCGAATCTCGCAGTGCCGGCTGCCTGTGTAAGCGTATCCCGCTCTATGGCACGGGTCGCCCCGTGGAGTGGGTCAACTCTTTTATCCTTGGTTATCTGGGGCGGCGAAGCGACACCCTCTACACCATTCCGATCATGGACAACCGCTGCATTCTGCCTGACGGCACTGAGGTCGCGGTGTGAGCCGGAGCGGAAATTCCACAGAAAAAATAGATCACTCAAGCAAAGGAAAGTAGCCATGAACATTCAGATGCTCGAACTCGACAAAATCCGGATCGACGGCGACACACAACCGCGAGTGGCCATTGATGAATTTGTCGTCAGGCAATATGCCGCAGACATGGAGCGAGGGGAAGAATTCCCACCGGTCCATGTCATGTTCGATGGTGCGACCTACTGGCTGGTGGATGGTTTCCATCGGTATCACGCACACAAGAAGTTGGCCAAAACCCAGGTTGCTGCCGAGGTTGCCACGGGGATGCAGACTGACGCGCAGTGGGAAAGTCTCACAGCCAATAAAACCCACGGACTACGCCGCACCAATGAAGACAAGATTAAAGCGGTCATCAAAGCGCTCAAGTTGAGGCCGAGGCATAGTGACAGTGTTATCGCAAAGCATGTGGGGGTTAGCGATAAAACGGTCACAAAATACCGCGAGTCCACGTCGCCCAGCCAAGCCCCAAAAACCGAACATAACCCTAGCGAGGTTCGGATTTCCGAACCTGAACCATCTGGTCAAGCTCAAAAACCCAAACATAACCCTAGCGAGGTTCGGAAATCCGAACCTGCCATGAAACTGTTCTCAGGATCAGATTCAAAATCCAAACGAATCGGCCAGGACGGCAAGAGATATCCCACCCGTCAGCGTCGCGTCAAGGCTGGCATATCTCCCCGCGCGGCTCCTGTCATTCGCGGATTGAGCAAGCCGCTGGAGAAAAAGACGCACATTGAGATGCCGCTGGACCCGGAAGCGGGGGCATTTGCTTTGGTAAGCCTGTTGGATCGTTCCTACGTTGAGCAACTCGTCATCAAGCTGACCGCCATCCTTGAAGGTCGTGGGGGGACGCCGCCGGCGCTTCGGGATTTGCCGCCAGGGCAGGTCGTCTCGTCGAGCGCCTATCAGTAACCAATCACATCGTTTGTGAAATTGTTTTTCGGAATTTTCTTTTCAAGAAAGGTTTCGCCATGTCCACGTTTGCTGCCACGTCTGTTGTTCCCGTTCCTCCGGCCTTGATTGCTGCGGGTAATTCACCTATGCCGGTACCTGCGGTAACGAAACCTGTTGCGCCGGCGAAGGAGCCGACTGCCAATCGTATGTTGATCACGCCGGAGATGGCTCGTCGCTGGTTGGCGGACTGTAACGTCGCCAATCGTCACATGGTGCTGAGTTATTGTGAGCGTCTCGCCCGTGATATGAAGGAGGGGCGGTGGATACTGACGCATGAGGGGATCGCTTTTGATCCGCAAGGACGACTTTTAGATGGCCAGCAGCGGCTCCGTGCCATTGTGATCGCTGATGTAGCGGTGGAGATGTTCGTATGGCTCAACGTCACGCCCAAGGCGCTATTGGCGATCAACATCGGACGAAAACGTACATTGACGGATTCACTGTTACTCTCGTCATCGGTAAGCAAGGTCAGTCCGCAGCATCTGGCCACGTTACGGGCGATGCTCGGTGGGTTTGGTGCTCGTCCGACTCTCACGACTGCTGAAGCGGCGGCGGAATATCAGAAGCATCGGGAGGCCATTGAGTTTGCTCATACGTTTCTGCCCAGTGGCCGGACGGTCAAGGGTATCACGCTCAGTTGCGTTCGTGCTGTGGTGTCGAGGGCTTATTACTCGGCGGACCTTGAGCGGCTCGGGGCTTTCTGTCAGATCTTGACGCAGGGGATGGCGAATCAGCCCAACCATCAGGTGGTGGTGATGCTCTTCCAGTATTTGTTGAGAAATGCTGGCAGCGCACGCATGGATCGTGAACGGTACGTCAAGACAGCGTGGGCGTTGCAGGCGTTTTTACGTTACGAGCAGCCAGCCCGTCTCATGTCGAGTTCCCAGGAATTATTCCCGTTGGCTGACGAGGCGAAATAACACCGATGGAATTACGACCTTATCAGAAAGAGGCCGTCGAGGCGGTCTATGCGCATCTGCGTGGGCGGGACGACAATCCTTGTGTCGTCCTGCCCACGGCGGCGGGCAAGACGCCATGCATCGCGACGATCTGCCGCGATGTCGTGCATTTGTGGAGTGGGCGGGTGTTGGTGCTGGCGCATGTGAAGGAGTTGTTGGCGCAGGCGGTCGACAAGCTGCATGCGATGGCACCGGATTTATGGATGAATATCGGGGTGTATTCGGCGGGGCTTTCTAAACGAGACACCACGCAGCCGATTCTTGTGGCGGGGATTCAGTCGGTTTATCAGAAGGCGAAGGAACTGGGGCGGTTCGATCTGGTTATCGTGGACGAGGCTCATTTGATTCCGATGGAAGGCGACGGGATGTATCGGCGTTTTTTGGATGACGCCCGATCCCTCAATCCTCAGTTGCGGGTGATTGGTTTGACGGCGACGCCGTTTCGTCTTTCGTCAGGGCCGATTTGCGTACCACCGCCAGAGGGGATTCTTAACAGCATTTGTTACGAGATCGGGGTGCGGGAGTTGATTGCCGCTGGCTATATCTCGAAGCTCAAAAGCAAAAGTGGGAAATTCAAGGCGAACACCGATGGGCTGCATATCCGGGGCGGTGAGTTTGTGCCCGCGGAAGTTGAAACGTTGATGAACCAGGACGGGCTGGTCTACTCGGCGTGTAAGGAAATCGTCGAGCAAGTTCGTAGCGGCAATCGCAAGGCATGTTTGATCTTCGCGTCGAGTGTGAAGCATGGGCAGCACGTTGCCAAAACCATCGAGCAGGTTGCCGGTGAAGAATGCGGCTTTGTTGATGGTGAGACATCCGGCATCTTTCGTGACCAGATTCTTCGGCGGTTCCGCGAGGGGCAGTTGCGATATCTGGCGAACGTGAACGTGCTGACCACTGGTTTCGATGCGCCGAATGTGGATTGTGTGGTTCTGCTGCGACCGACGATGTCGCCGGGACTCTATTACCAGATGGTCGGGAGGGGTTTTCGGTTGGCTCCCGGTAAAGCCGACTGTCTGGTTCTGGACTTTAGCGGCAACGTTCTGCGTCACGGGCCGGTGGATCAGATCCGAGTTCACGATCCGGCGGCAAAGCGCTTCGGCCCGCAAGGACGACCAGCGAAAGAGTGTCCATCCTGCCAGGCGTTGATTGCCACGGGGTACGCGACCTGTCCAGAGTGCGGCTTTGTATTCCCGCCGTCGGAGCGGGATCGGCACGAAGCCGAAGCTGGCACCGCTGGGATACTTTCCGGCGAAATCACAGACGCCGAGTACGAGGTGCGAAACGTTAATTACAGCGTGCATGTAAAACGTGATGCCCACGAGAACGCACCGCGAACGCTACGGGTCGATTACGAGATTGGTTACTACCTGTACAAATCCGAGTGGGTTTGTTTGGAGCACAAAGGATACGCACGGCAGAAGGCTGAAGCGTGGTGGCGGTTGCGATCCTGTGCGCCGGTGCCCAAGACGATTGAGGAAGCGGTAGCGCTGGCGGAATCCGGTGTGTTGGCGACGACGCTTGCGATCACTGTCCGTAACGTCGCCGGGGAGAAGTTTGATCGCATTGTTGATTGTGTGTTGGGGGCGAAGCCGGAGTTGGAGGCTGCTGTTGTCGCCGACGCGCCGGACGAGTCGTGGGATGAGAGTTTGCCGTTACCGATGCAACCAGAAGATGAAATTCCTTTTTAGTAGGAGATCAATATGCAGGAAATAGCAGAAAAACGTACCGGACTCACTTTTGAGGAAGCGGTCGAATTGAGACGCAAAGTGTCGTTTCCAATGACGAGGGCGGAGGCGAACGAGCACTTACGTTCGCGTGGTTACGACTGCCACCCGGTGATGCTCAAGGCGATGGTCGAGCACGAGGTTGTGAAGCCGATCCATCCGAAAGTCTGGATGCAGAAGGATGTGGAGGATGCTGCCGAGCATATCGAGGATTGCGGTCTTTTCACGCCATATGCTGAGATGTGCGAGGCGTTGGGATGTCGTTATGCGGATTTCCTGCGGGCTCTGAAGGCGGCGGCTGAACGCGAGTCGGCGAAGTACGGGCAGGACGTGCCAGCACGCGATCATTATTTCGTGATGCATCGGATGCCGCCGCGTGGGGAGGGTGGTGCTGATGGCGTCGTTAAACCGGCGGTGCTCACGTTCACGCTCTGTGCCGACATTCGTGAACGACTCGAACGCGGCGAACCTCTCTGATCCCCCCCCAGTTCCAAAACAGTAACCGTTCGCTGTGGTCTTCGCCTGGCGGGCGGGGCGAGGGCCGCAATGTGTTTCATCCGTCCGAAAAATTGAGGAATAGCAATGAGTCTAACTTTACAAGAGACGACGATTCCGTTGCCGATGCCTGTGCCCAGTGCATCACCAGAACCCAACCTGGTCACGATGCCCGCTCCGATGCGGTTGCTGCCGCCGTCGCAGGGGCCGTGCTGTTATCAGTGCGGCGGTGCGACTATCCGGAACGGAACTTGTTACGTCTGCACGGGCTGTGGAGCGACGAGCGGGTGTTCATGAGGTTTTCCTGAGTGATTGAAGTTGCCAGACAATATCAGCAGGCGGGACTGTCCGTGCTGCCAGCGAACCGGAGCGAAAAGCGGCCGGCGCTGGCAGGGTGGAAGGATTACCAGTCCCGCCTACCGACGGAGGCGGAGGTGATGGCGTGGTTCGCCAACGCACATGATGCGCTGTGTCTGGTGACGGGGGCGGTGTCGGGGAATCTCGAACTGCTCGACTTCGACAATGGCGGTGAGCTTTTCAGTCGCTGGGCCGAACTGGTCGAGGCGGAGATGCCGGGGCTGATGGGGCGGTTGGTGATTGAGACTTCACAGTCCGGGGGTTGGCACGTTTTATACCGCTGCACGGAAAAGGTCTGCGGCAGCATTCATTTAGCACAGCGCATTGTTTCGGTACCTGACGACAACCCTATCGCGTTTGCCGGCAAACCCTACAAACCGCGGCGCAACGCAGCCGGTGGTTGGGAAGTCATCCTGACCTTGATCGAGACTCGCGGCGAGGGCGGATTATTCCTGTGTCATCCCACGCCGGGCTATGAGATGCAGCAGGGGGAGATTGAGGATCTGCCGGTACTGACGGCGGAAGAGCGGGACGTGCTGCTCGAAGCGGCGTGGTCGCTCAATGAGTTGATTCCGTCGCCGGTGGCGGTGCCGTCCGATCCGCAACCTCACAATCACGGTGAACGCCCCGGCGATGCTTTCAATGCGAGGGGGGATGTTACCGGCTTACTCGTTCAGCATGGCTGGACGCTGGTCCGTGACGGGGAGAATCAATACTGGCGACGGCCCGGCAAGAACAAGGGGTGGAGCGCTACACTCAAGGATCGCGTCTTCTACGTGTTCTCATCGAACGCTGCGCCGTTCGACGGTCCCAAGGCTTACGGGCCTTTCGCTGTCTACACGATGCTTGAACACAACGGTGATTACACCAAGGCCGCATCGACGCTGCGGACGCAAGGATACGGTTCAACACCCTCGCCGTCGTCTTCACCGCCGTCAGCGTCGTCACCGCCGTCGTCGTCGTTCGACGGTACAACGTCCGCGCTGCTCCCCCAGCCCTTGAGCGTTCGCGCTCTCATGAGCAAATATCCCAATCTGCGCCCGCCAATTCTGCACGGCTTACTGAGGGAGGGGGAGACGATGAATCTGATCTCGGCTCCGAAGGCGGGGAAATCATGGCTCGCCACGGATTTGGCTATCTGTGTGGCTACGGGCCGAGATTGGTTGGGGCAGTTCGGCTGCGAACGCGGTGAAGTGTTGATTCTCGATAACGAGTTGCACGGCGAAACGTCCGCGAACCGAATCCCAAAGGTCGCCAACGCTCGCGGTATTCCCATCGACTCCTACGCCGATCATGTGCATGTGGAGAACCTACGCGGGCGTCAGCAGGACGTGTTCTCGCTGGCGACGTATTTTCAGGCGTTAAAGCCGGGGCGGTTCAAAATCATCATCCTTGATGCGTTTTACCGCTTCATGCCGCGTGATATGGATGAGAACGACAACGGCACTATGGCCAATTTATACAACCACATCGACCGATACGCTGATTTGCTCCGCTGTTCGTTCGTCCTGATCCACCATACGACCAAGGGGAATCAGTCCGGCAAATCTGTTACTGACGTTGGTGCGGGAGCTGGTAGTCAAAGCCGCGCCACCGACACGCATATGGTTTTGCGGCCTCACGATGAGGAGGATGCCGTCGTGCTCGACGCCGCTGTGCGGTCATGGCCGCCGGTCGCGCCACGTTGTCTTCGCTGGTCATACCCGATCTGGAGTCCCGCTGACGAACTCAATCCTGAAGAACTTCGTGTGGACAAGGGAAAGAAGAAGGCTGAGAAGAAAGAGCAGTGGACGCCCCAAGCATTTGTTGACGCCTTCATTGATGACCAGCCCGTCACGCGTTCGGCGATTCTTACCAAAGCGATAGACGCCGGTTTGTCGCGCTGGTTGGCGGACAATTTACTACGCGCCGCGGACGCAGATTTACTCGTCACACGGCACGGAGAAGGAAAACGTGGCCAACCTTGCACCTATACCTCTGCCAAATTGGCAGGAAGTACAGAAGGAGAATTGCTATGAATTTATATAGTTCGCAGGTCCGCTTTACTTCATCAAACATCGCAAACGCATTCAATTTACATGATGCGTTTTGCGTCCGAAATATAGCATGTTTACTGAAAATCATATTCGTTTTGTGGATTCGTTTTGCGCACAAAACGAATCCGAACGCGCGGGGATTCAATTCGTTTTGTGCGCCCCCTAAAGGGGAGCGCACAAAACGAATCGAATCTGGTCCCGCGCGTAGCAAAACAAAACGAGTCACAAAACGAATACAAAACGAATCGCAAAACGAATTCCCACCCCCCGATAGACCGGCCCCAGTTCGCACACGTTTGCCCCGTGTCGCGTCGGTGGAGACGAGTTGGCCAACGACGCCAATTCGCGAGATCGACGCGTCGTGTCGCCAACGAACGCGACTGCCAAAAATGTCTGCCGTTTTGGCATATGTCCATAAAAAAAATGGTTCCTCCCTGGCGATCATGTCTCATGCTTGCGAGGGGAATGGTCGGAAGCCAGCTTTTTGTTTGTTGCGCGTAGCGAACATCGAAATATCCGCCTGATTTTGGCTCTGTGAATCTTGAAACCGCGTTTTTATCGGGAGGTCCGCATAATGAACATCATTACTCGTCATAGCGGCCAACCACTCACGATTTTGAGCCTTTGGTGCGGTCGCTGTGGTGAGCATCGCGTCGCTGGGCGCGGGGAACATTGCTCACGTTGTCGAGCCATCCCGCGTTTGGAAGACTTCGCTTGCGGGGTGTGCGGTAGGCCAGCATCGACCTTTTGGATCTATGGCCATCGTTGCCAACAGCACCAGGGCGTTCGTATTCCGAGTCAGCAGATCGGAGGAGGGACCGACTTCGTCGGATGCGTCAGCGCACTTTTATGTCGTAAATCTTGAACTACGTATTTTGAAACATTGTTCTTACTGGAGACAAAAAATGAACATCGAATTACGCGAGATTGATACGATTCATCCCTACCCCGGCAACCCGCGACAGAACGATGAAGCGGTGGATGCTGTGGCGGCGAGTTTGAAGGAGTTTGGGTTTCGCCAGCCGATTGTGGTGGACGCTGAGGGGGTGATCGTCGTCGGACACACCCGGTACAAGGCGGCACAGAAGCTCGGATTGACGCAGGTGCCGGTGCATGTTGCGGCGGACCTCACGCTGGCGCAGGCAAAGGCCTATCGCATCGCCGATAACGCCACAAATGAAATTGCGGAGTGGAATTACGAATTGTTGCCGATTGAGTTGACGGCGCTGAAGGACATGAATTTCGAGCTGGGGTTGTTGGGTTTTGACCAGGAAGAACTCAAGCGGATCATGTCCGGCGATGTGCAGGAAGGCTTGACCGATCCGGATGATATACCGGCTCCGCCGGACGAGGCGATCACGCAGCCCGGCGACTTGTGGATACTGGGCGATCATCGGTTACTCTGCGGGGATTCGAGTAAGCCGGAGGATCTCGACCGCCTGCTGGATGGCGCAACTATCGCATTAGTAAATACGGACCCGCCGTACAATGTGAAGGTCGAACCGCGTAGCAACAACGCTATCGCTGCGGGCCTCTCGTCGTTTGAGGCGACGCATCACCAGAAGCTGGATGTCGAGCGGCATCCCGGCAAGGCGAAGCCGACGCAGAAAAAACTCCGAGCCAAGGATCGACCGCTCGCCAACGATTTCATGTCCGACGAAGACTTCGATGAAATGCTCGACGCGTGGTTTGGCAATATCGCCCGTGTGCTCGTGCCCGGCGGCGGATTTTACATTTGGGGTGGTTATGCGAATTGTGCGAACTATCCGCCGGTTCTCAAGAAACATGAACTCTACTTTTCGCAGGCGCTTATTTGGGTGAAGGGACATCCGGTGCTGACGCGGAAAGATTTTATGGGGAACCATGAGTGGTGTTTTTACGGATGGCGCGAGGGCACGGGGCACAAATTCTACGGACCCAACAACGTGCCTGACGTGTGGGAGGTCAAGAAGGTCAATCCGCAGTCGATGATTCATTTGACGGAAAAGCCGGTGGAGTTGGCGGTGCGGGCGATGCAATATTCGTCGCTGGCCGGTGAGAACGTGTTGGATTTGTTCGGCGGGAGCGGCAGCACGCTCATCGCTGCCGAGCAGACGGGGCGGCGGGCGTTTTTGATGGAGCTGGATGTTCTCTATTGCGACGTGATCGTTCAGAGGTGGGAGAAGCACACGGGTCGTAAGGCAACGCGGATTGCGGCCGCGCCGTCTGTGGTTACACCGCCTGCGGAGGACGCCTCGGCGGTCGACGCCCCTGTGGAAGATGCCGCTTCTGCGGAGGTGGTCGGATGAATCGTCGCGTGTTGAGTCTTTGCGACCATAGTGGAAATATGGTCCTCCCCTGGCTGGAGGCGGGCTATGAATGCTGGCTCGTCGATGTACGTCATGAACCGGGCGAGCACCGTGACGGACTACTGGTGCGTGTCGGGGCGGATGTGCGGGACTGGTTGCCGCCGAGGATGGATTACGCCATCGCCTTTGCTTTTCCGCCTTGTACACACATGGCGGTTTCAGGTGCGAGGTGGTTCCGTCGCAAGGGGCTACGGGCGCTTTCGGAATCCATCGACATCTTTGGGGCGTGTGTGCAGCGGTGCCAGTGGACCGGTGCGCCATGGATGGTGGAGAATCCGGTGTCGGTGATTGCCAGCCATTTTCGCCGGCCAGATCACACGTTCGATCCCTGTGATTACGGCGACCCTTGGCAAAAGAAAACGTGCTTGTGGGTGGGGAACGGATTTGTCATGCCGCCAAAGCGCCCGGTGAAACCAGAGGACGGGAATTGGACTTTGAAGTTCTCGCCGTCACCGGAGCGGGGGAATCTTCGGAGTGTCACGCCGATGGGATTTGCGCGGGCGGTGTTTGCGGCGAATCATCCCACCACAAAAACCCCAGCTGCGTTGGCTGGGGTGGGAGGTGTGAATTGAAGATGCGTGATTCAGTTCTTGGTTACGGCGGCGAAGAGGCCGCGACCAGTTTTTGTGAAGCGGCTCTCGCCGGGCTTGTCGTCGATCTCGCGTATCATCGCCGAATAAATCGTGCCTGCGGGTGTCTTGCCGGTGGTCTTCCAGAGGCCCTGGGCGAGCATCGCGTCGACGATGGCTTGGCTGCTCATCGGTTCACCGCTGGCTTTGAGGACTTCGTAGGCGGCGTCGAGGCCGCTGGTTTTTTGGGGTTTTTGGGGCTTGGGAGTCGTGGTTTTCTTTTTGGTGGCGGGCGCGATGTCTTCGGCGAGGTTGCCGGTCTCGACGGCTTCGGCGGGAGTGTTGGCGGTGGTGTCGTTTTCCCCTGCTCCCCCCACTCCTCTTTGCATCGCGGCGCGTTTGGCGGCGGCGGCGGCTCGGGCGCTGGGTGTGGCGGCGGCGTCGATGTCGCGGAGGATTCGCTGCGTGACTCTCATGTTTTTGGGGCTGCGTGTTTTTTTTGTGGTTTTCTTGGCGTTCTTGGTGGTCTTGCTTTTCAACATGATAAGGTCTCCTGTAGCCTTGTTCCGGCTGGCCGGGCCGTTGGGGCGAATGCCCCGGTGAATCGAGGCCCCAACGTGGGGCCTCGTGAATCAGTCTTTGAATCTCAGCAGTTCGCCGAAAAATCCGAGCCTTTCGGATTCGGTCCCGACGCGTCCGTCGGTGCGGCGCTGGGCCTGGCTCGCTACGTCGAAGAGTTCTTCGTCGCTGGCGGTGGCAGGGAGTTCCCAAACCTTCCAGGCTTCCTCGCCGCGTCCCCCTCCAGCGGGGTCGCGGAGGATGCTGTCAATGCGGATCGTGTCGCTTCCACGCAGCCGTTCGATTTTGAGGTGGCCGGTGTCTCCGCTCAGGTCTATCCGTTCGATACGCATGGTCGTGTTCCTTTGAAATCTGGTTTCGTTGTTCTGTTTGTCGTTGGTCGTTTTCATCCACGCCTTCCTTATTTATTATCGCATGTACATAATACAATGAGTTTGCGGCGCATCAAGTTGAATCCATATTTGGTTCGTGGTTTTTTCATGATTTTTCGCTGCTTTTCAGGGGTTAACATGGTGAAGCTGTACGTCTTCCGGGACCAGCGTGATTTGCTGGCCGTCCTGGACGAGTTGGCCGTTTCGGTAGGCCATCACGCAGGTGGAGCCGTCGGCGACGCCATGCACTTTGCCGGGCAAGCCTTCGGGGAGACTGGCGAGGTAGCAGCCATCAGGATCGTAGCCGAAGCACAGTGGCCTGCCCCGGCGTACTATCAGCAATCGCGCTGGGTTGCGCCAAACTCCCAGAATCGCCTGATCGCCCAAGGTTTGGTTGGCCGTCCATGCGGCTCGCTGCGCGACGGTGCCGGAGCAGCGTTTCATCAGCAGGCCGAGGATTTCGCTGTCGCACTGGCTTTGCGGATGCAGGCTGTAGTGGCGGACCAGATGGTCGTGGTTGAAGACGACGCCGTTGTGGACGATTTCGCCGCGACCGGCGGGGTGGGGGTGGTTGTTGCGGTTGTCGGCGGGGGAGCCGTGCGTGGCGAAGCGGCAGTGGCCGACGAGGACGACGGCGTTACGGCATTGCTCAAGGTCGTCGAGATAATTTTGCGCCGGGCCTTGGCGTTTGTATGTGTGAATGATGCCGCGATGGTTGAGCCAGGCGAGGCCGAAGGCGTGTTCGCCGCGTGTCTGCGTCCGCAGCGCCAGGCGGCGAAGTCTGGCGATATCCGGGCCTTTTCCTTCGCGTGTAATGAATCCGAAAACTCCGCACAT